GAAGTTTTTGTAATATCTAAATTTTAGTTTATCTAAACCGGAAATCTTTTTTATTCCGTCTAGTATTTCATAAATTTGTTCTGGAGTATGTCTGTTACGTTCCATTTCAACAAAGACTTTGTATGTACCATCACTTTGCTCACCAGGTGTTACATCTGCATCAAGTATGAAATTATATCCACCTTCTAAAAATTTAACTAAATCATCAGCAGGTGCTTTTTCTCTCATGCTAAAACTTAGTGTAACTATGTCTTTGTCCTCGCCCATTTTTGATTGAAAACTATCTATTTCAAAAATATCATACATAGTATGTTTTAGGTCTTCTTTATGTAATCCCATTAGACTGCTCCTTCACCGCCTGCTGGTGCTGCTTCTCCACCTGCTGCTGGTGCTGGAGGAGCCGCTGGAGGAATACCTCCTGCTAGTGCATCAGCTGGTTGTTCGCCACCAACTTGTTCAGTAGGCACTGCTGGGTCTGTGATCATTTCATTCTTTTCTCTATAACTGCTGTAAATATCTGCAATAAGTTTTTTTGGCATCATTATTTCTACAATCCAAATAGGATCTCTATCTAATTTGCCTTTTTTTGTACCTGGACGAATATCATCAGGTTTACGTATTTTTCTTGGCTTGACTATATAAGTCTTTTGATAACTTATTTTACAGTCATAATCAAGCAATCGTTTGCCGCCCATAGGGTCTGGCATTTTGTGTCTTGGCCAGAAAAACTTGCAACTGATCCAATGCCTATCTATATTTGGGCCTTCGGCTAATTCACCATCTTCCCAGTTATCATAAACATATAAATCTAATTCATCTAACACACGTTCAAAGTCCTTTAGAACCTGAAATCCTGTGTTATTTTCGTATATACCTTCAACGTTTTTGATTATGTCGTAAATGTCATGCATGCGTTGTTTCCAAATTTGTTATAGTTATTTATCGCATATAAACATTAACAAAGTATTTTTTCGAAGCGTATATATGCTAAATATTTGTGTAGGACGTAAGCCTACAACGGCACTTGTCCTACTATACATTATCCATAAGGAGGACTTAATGGGTGCAAAAAGGCAGTCTCGTAAACAGAGACAATTAACTGACTACGCAAATGTAGTTAATTTTTCTAACTTCAAGAAACAAAATGAAGTAACTATCCTTCCAAGAAACAAACATCAAGAATCATACATGCTAAAACTGTTGGATCCGAAGAAAGACATAGTCTTTGGTGTTGGTCCAGCGGGAACTGGTAAGACATTGCTTGCAGTGCAGGTGGCTGTAAAGATGTTCAAGGAAGGCAAAGTAGACAAGATTATAGTAACCAGACCAGCAGTTTCTGTGGACGAAGATCTTGGATTTTTACCAGGTACACTTGAGCAAAAAATGGCGCCATGGACACGGCCTATTTTTGATGTGCTACGCAACTATTTTAATGCCAGAGAAATATCTACAATGATAGACGAAGGTATTATAGAAATAGCACCTTTAGCGTACATGCGTGGAAGAACATTTAAAGACAGTTTTATACTTGCTGATGAAATGCAAAATGCTACAGAAAATCAGATGAAAATGCTTCTTACACGTTTAGGTGAAGGTTCTAAGATGGCAGTCACAGGCGATCTAGCGCAGGCAGACAGAATCAATGACAATGGTCTGATACGGTTTGTTGACCGGTTACAAGCAAAAGATCACACCCGTTTGGACATAGTCCGTTTTGCACAAGGAGATATTGAAAGACACGAAGCAGTAAAGGAGGTGTTACAAATCTACGGAGATAAATGATTATTTCCTAAACACATATACACCTTCGTACTTTTCACGCCCGGCCAGTTTTTGATTACCAACTCCTGGTCGGGTGTTCAACATCATTTTTATTGTTGAAATGTGTTTGAAGCCTATTCTTTCAGCAGTTTTGATCCAGTCTTCAACGACTTTGTATTCTTTGTTGCCGTAGGTTTTGTAGTCGGCGATATTAGTGGCGAAAAATCCTTCTCTATTAAGTCCTTTATAGATGTTTTCCATAGTGGGTTCAACATAGCCACTAAACCATTCTTCAAGTGTTTTGTAACGTACCATGCATTGTGTATCTTCATCTGAATATTTCTCCAAGTTAAAGTAAGGTGGTGAACTAAATGCAAGGTCGATATCTGTGGGTTGATATTCTTCACTTACATTTTGTATAATTGTCCCTTTTACGCCTACTGCTTCTTCGATACACTCATTAAAATAGTTTAGATATTTGACAGTTTCTGTATTTGGATCAACACCTATATAATTGTATTTCATATTACTTGAACCTATGCCAAGCAATCTACCTCCGTAACCACAACTATAGTCATACACATTGCCCCACATAACAGGACAAAGTTCTTCTGCTATAGCACGAGCATTTTGTGGTTTAAAGTTTTGAATGTTTTCACCAGTAACAAGTTCTAATGCTCTGCGTACTGCTGTAGGATATACAAGATTATTACCTTCACGCATTTCATAACAAATACGTATAGCTCGCTTTAGTTTTTTATCGTCATAGAATCTATCACGCAAACTGTTTGAACCACGGCCTTTGGGTTCAGCAGTCATCATGTTAGGAAATAGGAAACGACTTAACGGTTGTCCTTTGTTGTTTCCTAAATTTATTCTACTGTTTTTTACTCCATTGTAACTACTGTCTTTAAAGTCACGAATGGCTCTTAAAATGCCTTTTTCTGTGTAATAGATAATTGGTACTAGATTTATACTACGATAGATATCAAAAACACTAGATACAGTGCCTTCAGGGTCTCGATTGAAGGCAGGTTTGTCGAATTTGTCTAATTGGTGGTAAACTGACTCATACCCAGTAAATTCTTCTCCATGGATGTTTTTAGAGCCAATTCCCCAAAAATTATGTATTTCTTTGATTGTACTCATCCATCCACCTTAGTGTCCATAAACTTGCGTCACGTTCTTGTTCAAAACTTATGATAGCATTTCTATCATTATCAAAATGCCAACCAAATTTTCCTTTACAGTATTTTTCAGCCCATTCAAGTGTATGGGCAAAAACTCCTTCTGTATATAAAGAAATTTTATATTTGTATTTTATTAGATAGCCATCAGTGTAGGTCATTTGCTAAAGGAAATATTTTTGCAATTACTTTCGCACACGCATGGGCAATTTCCATGTGTTCTTTTTGTGTTCCGTTTGCTCCACGTAATTCAATATAGTGAATCCAACTTCGCAGTGTACCGTTCATATACAATCTTGTTTTAGTATTACCTTCAGGTAGTACTACTCTAGCCTGCTCTTTAGCGATACCATTTTCAATAGCCCAACTATAAATTTTTTGTGCTTGAGAATATAATTCTGCTTGTTTCATTCTAAAATCTTCGTTAAGTCTACGGTGTTGTTCATTATTAGGATCAAGATCTATTGAATTTTGCCTATTCTTAGGATCTTGAAATCTAGCATCTCGTAAAACTCTAGCATCCCCCATATCGTCAGGTTTGGCATAACGTTGACTAAACTCTTGGAAACTAAATGACCGATGACGCACAATTTGATGTGCAATATCTCTTGTAGTATCAATTTCTAAACAAGCACTTGCCATCTCTAACGGGCTCCAATGAGCATGTTTAATTAAATATTTTATTAGTTTTTCACTTGTTTCTGTATTAATTTGATTTGAAGGGTTTGAAACTCTTGCACAAAATGCAATCAGTTCTTGCACATCATTAATGCCTTCATTCTCAAACGCTTCTGTTGGTTTTGAATAACTTACTAATTGAACGGCCATTCTTTTGTTTCTCCTTTTAAATGTCTAATTCTGTCTTTGATAAAACTTATCGCTGTGTTTATGTGTCCTGTATCGTGAGGTTCAAGTAGTGTTTTGTAATATTCTACTTCCTCTTCGAGAACACCAATCCGTACAATATCATTTATTAGTTTTTTATTTTTAGTCACCTTTACCTGGTTTTTCACTAAAATGCTCCTCTACTTTGTTTGCCACACCATTCCATTGTTCAGCGTCAGCAGGTACATCTTCTGGTCTCTTTTTCGTTATATTAGGCCACTGGTCTGCATATCTTTGATTAAATATCTCCCAATATGCTTGTTTTTCCGGGGTTAGTGCATTTTCTGGGACAATAGCATCAACAGGACATTCTGGTTCGCATACACCACAATCAATACACTCTAATGGATTAATAACCAACATGTTTTCACCTTCGTAAAAACAGTCTACTGGACAAACTTCAACACAATCCATGTGTTTACATTTTATACAATTATCATTTACTAAGTATGTCACTATAACCTCGCTAATCTAATCAGCGTTGCCGCTAAGTTAATTTCAGTATCTACAACAAGTGTATGATCTACTAAACCTTGCTTGATAATCAATACTGCTTGATCTTGTTTTTCTTCATCACCAAACAGTTCAATATTATCATATAGCCAACGATAAATTTCTTCCATCTCTTCTGGACGTACTGAACCGCACAGAAGTTTTCTTGCCTTTGTAATTTCACCTGCTTTGAATAATTCAACCATATCCAGTTTCCAGTCACTTTCACCTGTGTCACCTTCGTTGGGTTTAAGTAAACTGTTGTCTTGTACATTCATCTGCACCATATTAATACACTTACGCAAGTCTGGATAAGTTGCCTTTACATATGTGTCAAGTGTGTCAAGATCAGGTTGTACACCTTCTGTAATAAGAATCTCTGCAACTCTTGCTGTAAACTCTGTTTGATCAATTTTTGCAATATGAAAACCTTGACATCTTGAATGTAGTGCAGGAATAATTTTGTTTGGATAATTGCAGGTAAGAATAAATCTTGCTGTAGTATGATATTCTTCCATAACACCACGTAGTGCAGCTTGTGCGTTTGGAGATAGATAATCAGCCTCGTCTAACAGCACAACTTTAAAGTCACCAAATGGAATCATTTGCACAAAATTTACAATTTTATCTCTTACGTCATCTACTGAGTTTGTTCTACTTGCGTTTATTTCTAACACATCTAAATCGTTGATTTCAAGTTCGTTAAACAACAGTTTTGCAAGTGTTGTTTTACCTATACCTGCATTGCCTGAAAACAGCAAGTGCGGAATTGTTTTGTCTTTGATCCATGTTTGTACCTGCTTGCGTTGTGCTTCATCTCGAAACACATAACCGTCTACTGTTTTAGGACGATATTTTTCTACCCATAGTTCTTTCATTTAGTTACTCCAAAGTGTTTATATGACTGTTGTACACATTTAGCCTGATAGTAACAATCCGCTAGTGCATTGTGAAGTTCTTCTTGTATTGCTTTACGTGGATCCTGAGGCATCATTGCAAACAGTGTTCTACTGTCACGGATCTGCCAGTAGTTCCATGGAGCAGGCTTTTGTGCTGCCTTGTATAAGTGTTGTAGTATAACAAAGTCAAATGTAGGACCTTGGCACCAAATGTAATCCAAACCCACGCACCATTTGTTAAGTTGACGCAACATTTCTTGTACTGTAACACGATCTGTGTGTTCCCCAAATGCTTCGTCTTGAATTGCTTGTGGTTGTTTGCTCCACCATGCTAATGTATTATCGTCAATACTACGACTATACTGTTCTGACTGTTCTTCAACATCGCCACGTAGGTACAAAGGTGTATGCGGTTCTGCGTCTGAAAACGGATCAAACTTAATAGCACCAAGAGTCATAACCACACTGTCTGGTTCGACTCCAAGTGTTTCTAAATCGATCATACCATGTGTTGCCATTATACAATCTTCATCAAAATTATGACTTGTAAAACCAAAACAGCAATCGGTACTATAGTTCTAATAAGTTCCATAGTATGATTGTATTCGTCTAATTTTCTTTCAAGTTTATTTCTTCTTGCCACGAGAACTCCTTTAAATTAAGTATTATTGTATATTAATTTAGGAGTATTGTCAAGCAGATTCTGTAATTAGAGTATAGATATCTTGCCAATTTTGGACACGTTTTACAGCAGGATTTTGGTAATCTTTATTGTATGGATGATCCATTAAAATAGGTTTGTGTCCTGCACGTAATCCTGCTTCACAGTTGTCTGGTTTATCTTCAATCCACCAATAGCTGTGTTCATACTCTTTGAGTATTTCGTCTTTGTCAGCACCTGTGTCTATACAGCGTACTCTACGCACACAACCTTTGCCAAAAAATCTTTCCAGATTCATTCGACGTAGTTCTCCTGCCCAATGATCTGTACTAAGGCTTGTAATACATTCTATGTGCCAATGTTCAGATGCAAGTTTGTGTAACACATCAACACTATCACGCAAAGGTTTTAAAAAACCAATCCACGCACATTCGTTAAACGTTTTTACAAGTTTGTCACTCTCCCATTTGCCAATGTCGTATCTTTCATTTTGTTTGTAGATGTTAGATACTTTGACAGTGTATCCTTCTTTGCTCATCCAAGCATCAAATGCTGATTCCCAATCAAGAAGGACACCGTCTACATCCGCAAGGATCTTACGGTCTTGTTCATAATCCATTAAATTTATAGATCCCCGTCTTTGCGGTTTTCGGAATAGTAAACATCAAACTCTCCACCGGGGTAACGTGCTTTAAGTTTGTTTACATTTTCTGCTACGACTTCATTAGGATCGAGACCCAATGCGCGGCAACTATTAATCCAATACCACATAATATCGCCAAGTTCTCGTTTGCAATGAAAGACAGTTTCATCATCCATTGGTTTACCTTGGAAGATACATTTTTTAACAATTTCACTAAACTCTCCTCCTTCTGAAGCAATACCAATTGCACCTGTTAGCAGTAATGCTACATTAATATTTTTATTATTTGCTTCAATGTCTTTTGCCCTGTAGAACATTTCTGAAAGTTGATTGCTTTCTTTTGATGTTACCTGTTCTACAAAGTCTTTATACTTATTTAGATCTACTTGTGTCAATTTAGCCTCTTAATCTTCTTGTCCAATATAAACATCTTCTGGTTTTTCTTCTGAATATGCTAGTACGCTTTCTGCTTCTATCATACGTATGTCAAATGTACCATGTTCATTTTCAATCTCTATAGCTCTAGTCCAACGACCATGTTCAACTAATATCCAATGATTGACTTCGTACTCATCATTGTTGTCTGGGCCTTTAGCATAAACTTTAGCCCAACGAGGATAAATTCCTCTAGTCTTACCATTATCGTCTCCAATAATTAAACCACTTTTTGTTTTTTGTTCACCAAAGTGCATGTCTCGTACCAAAACTCTATTTTTTATTGGTGTGACATTTGCCTTGATGCTATTAAGATTCATTGCCATTTATTCACCTTTTTGCACAAAATTACCATCATCATCTTCTACCCAATCACCTTCTTCTTCAATAGATAAAGGATCCTGTGCAGGAGCAGTTTCTTCAACTTTAACTTTTCTACTTACTGCTTGTTCTTCTGGAACGCCAGGATTAGATGCATAGTAATCTTTTAGAACTTGTTCTCTTGTGCGAACAATTTTTCCACCAGGGCCTAATTCATCACCTCTTGCATTAACTTTGGCATTACCTACAGCAGGAGTAAGTTCATTTTTTTGGCGCAGTAAATCCATATCAATTTGTTTACCTTGCATACTTTTGTAGACTTTACGTCCTGTTTGTTTCATTGGCATAATTATACCTCCTAAATGTTATATGTGTACTTATCTCAAGAACTCACGCCAATCCAGGCCATACTGGATTGAATCAATACGATGCACGCCTATCAAATACAGCACATAACTTGCTACACTTGATCCTCTACCTACACCCCAAACAATGTTATTCTCACGCATAAAGTCTACAAGATAGATCATATACTGTAATAATGGATACATACTACGAGCAGAATATTCTGTAAGTTCTTCTGTTACACGGATCCATTCATACGTATGTGTTTCTCTGACATCATCTGTTTGATATTTTTCCATTAGTTTTTCTTCAAGCCATTTGTAAGGATTAATTTCCTTGTACTTTTGAGGCATAAACCATTCACCCTGACACACACCGTCAAAGGTCTTTTGATCTACATCTAATGGAATATACTTTTGTAGTTTGCTAAGGCCTTGTTCTTCCATAGCCGCATTGAACTTGTCTACATCGTCATTTGCATCACACAACACCACATGAACTTTATCCGCATGACCTGAATAGATCATATCGATAAGATCTTTATTTGTAAATCGCGGGATACCGAGAGAGTCTGTTTTCATAAGCATACATGTATTTTAACTGATATTAATCAAATTGTCAAGATCATTTTCGTCAGAATCTTGATTTTGTTGTTGAGATTTTTGAATTCTCAACCTTTGTTCTTCTTTTAGTTGATCTAATATCATTGTCATCTGAATTTGTACTGATGGGTTACGAGTCTTCCAATATTTTTGTGACAATTCGGATATTTTATCGTTTAATTCAGTATCAGTAAGATCTGAGAAATCATCAATAAGAGGATGCATTATTAACTAAAATTACCTACGTAATGAGCATAAACAACTAGGCCAGCATCAGTAGTCCAAAATTCTAATATATGCGGATTTGTATTACTTGAGGCTGTAACTGTAACGCTTGTAGAATTAGTTGATGTCCAACCTGAAGCACCATCATTCCTCATTCCGGTTGCTCCAATAGTAACAGTTCTGGAACTGCCATCACTTGTAATTGCTAAACGCATTTTTCCAAGTTTGCCAGAAGCAGGCCAATCAGTAAGTGTTAGTGTAATATCGTTTCCTGCTTGCACAGTTTGGTAATGACCATTTGTCCAGTTTATGTTTTGATTAGATGTTACGTTTCCTATGACATAAACTTCTTCTACGTTAGCTCTAAAATTAGCATCTTGAATATAAAAACCGTTCCAGTCGCCGCCCACTGTGCTACCACTTTCTACGATTGCACTGGCAGCTACACCTGCAGTTTTGTTTTGTAAAGCAGTTATTTCACTTGCTGCTGTTGATAAGCTGTTTTTTATAGTAGAAAAGTTATCTCTAAATCCCTGTGAATCATTATCTTGACCTGCTATAGGATAAAGAGCATCTACATCTGCACTGTTTATATTACTTGCCATTTTTTATGTCTCCATGTTATTTATCGTTATTATACATTGATTTTGTAATTTTGAAATACAATATATTGTTCATTTGAATTTCCTGTAGTGCTATCAATAACAACTCTATCTATATCAAAATCAAACTGATTAAAATTTATAGCCCTATTTTTTATAGCTGTTTGGATTATTTGACTAGTACCAGGCTTACAATAACACAAAGGAACAGCCTTGGTATATCCTTGAACTGCAATAGTATTTGGTTGTGATGTGCGCATCCACAGTGGTAAAAAGTTAATTTCAGTTTCGCCTAAACCTTTAAGTGCATCTCTAACATGACTTATATTACTAATGTATCTAATTCTATCATTTGCTCCATCAATAGTTATAGAGTCGCTATCTACTTTAAGTGTATTCTCCGGTACTGGTCTAAATCTATAAGGTTCAAAGTTTCCTACTATAATCTGATAGTTTACATCGGTGCCTCCTCTAATACCTATAGATATAGTTCCTGAATTAGGTATCACAATATTTCCTGCTCTACCTGTTATATCAAGCGATGGAAGCAGACTATATTCAACATCACCAAATCTTCTAGTGTTTATGATAATTTTGCTTGGATCATAGTTTTCAGCACTGTCTGGTTCTTGTTCATACATAACAGTGTTTACACTATTTTCTTTATTATTTTTTATTGTAAATTTAGTTCTTACATCACCATTAGCAGATTCTGCCGGATCAATTACTTCTATATAAACAACTTCATAAACAACAGTTTGTGACCCAGGATTTTTTGCTACTGCTGTCTTTATTTCACCTAGTTTATATTTTTTTCTTTTAATATTTTTTGCAAAAGCACTTACATAGTATTCTGCTGTTTTTGTTTCTATACCTGCATACAACAACATTTTCATTTGTTTTTGTAATCCAAAGTTTGGATCATTTGGTCTGTATACATAATCGCTGTCAAACAAACTAGTATCACTGATAATATCTTCGTAAGCTAATCTTTGATTTTGTCTAAAGAAAGGCTTCATATATAAATTGCTATAAAGTTTATCATCAGGATCAGTTACACTTAAATTAAATGTTCTTTCAATCGCACTGTATCCATATTGATCTCTTGCTTTGACTGTAAAACTAAAGTCTCTATCAACAGTTGTTGTGTTTCCGTCTAGTTTAAAATCTTGGCTATCAAAAACTGTTATACCAGGATTTTGTACTGTGCCAAAACTGTTTATTTTTCCTATAATTTCTCCATCATATGAAAGTGTAAGACCAGGAGGCAAACTACCACTTTCAAGAGTATAAAGTAAAAATGCATTAGGGACGTTGGTAGTGGCACTTACACTTAGAGTACTAATATAATTGCTGTTGATAGTTCCGATATTACTTTGTGTGTTCCAAGCAATAGTGCTGTCTACTTCACCAAGTAATTTAACAGTGAAAGTTTTGGCTTTGCGTGATTCTTCCGGAGTAGTTGTTTCAACAGTTCCTAAATCAATAGTATCGCCTGCACTAATATTATCTAATAATGGAGTATATTTTGCAGCATTTTCAGGATCAGCAGAATCACCCAAGGTGATTATGTCATAATCAAGATTAGTTTTTGTGTCTATTTTAGCAACACCATAAGTATTTTGATTTAGTGTAAACTGTTGTCCTACTGCAAAATCAGCATAAGCATTTAATTTTTTAATTTTGATAGTTGTATCGCCTATAGCTGCATCTAAAAAAGCAAACGTGGTAAGAGCCACTGTGTCTGTATCAACTGCAAATCTAATAGCTTCAATTGTAAATTTGTATTCTCTAGTAACAGCTGGTTGATAGGGAACTGCTCCTGCTATTTCGCCTGTTGATTGATCCAACGCTAAACCAGGAGGCAATATACTCGCACTGCCATCATTATTAGTTGCCTTGAGTTCATAATATATAATACCATCTAGTGTATTTGGATCAATAACGTCGAGATAAAGTGTTACATAGTTATTTGCTCTGCGGAAACCTAGGTCTGCAGGAGTCAACCAAATCGGCACTCTAACATTTGTATTATCCGCAGTAAAAATACCATTTGCAACTTGCATAATAGTATTATCTGCTTTGAGGAAATCATCGCCAACTACATATATCAAAAATGTTCTTTCAGCTTCGTTGTCTCCGTCACTTACAGAAACTGTAAATTCATAATTTCTGTTAAGTTTTCTAGGAGATCTAGTTGGTACAAAAATATCATATATACCAGTATCGTAATAAAAACTATCATAACCGTTTGCACTTCTTACTGCAAAGTCAAAAGGAGCAGTGCCATAATTTGTTTCATCGTAACGACCTTCGTTAGCACCTTTTTCTAGTGCAAGAATGGGTTCAACTATACCCACCAGTCTTCCATCTAAAGTTAACTGTATACCAGGTGGTAATTCACCATTACCTTCTTTTATATAATATTCAAGATTGTCTCCTGCTATAACATCAGGATCAAAAGCTTCAAGTTGAAAATCAATTGGTGCACTGTCAATAATAAAATAAGTGTTGTTTGGACCCACAGGTAAACTACCTTGTTCAGTTACCCAGGTAGGATCGTCAGGTCCTTGAACAAGCACTTTAAATGTTCTATCGCTTATTTCCCCGTTGAGTGTTGCTCTAAGGACAAAAGTTGAAAGAGTGTCGATTTGCACTTCATATGGTGTGCCAATAAGTTCTGCACCACTTAGTCTTAAACCTTGTGGCAATTTGCCACTAATGAGTTGAATTGTTACTCCTGATGTATCTAGAGGTAGATAGGCTGCATCAACAGGCAACGGTACCACTATAGTTTGTGTTTCTTGTAGAGTAGCTATTAGTTTACCGGATTGTTCTGTCCATATTTGTGCCATCAATTACTCCTTTAGTATATTTATCGGAGTTATACTAATGCACCAAAATCACTAGTAATGTCAACGGGTGCAACTAGGGTACCGTAATCAACGTCTGTATTAAGTATCAGCCATTCACTAAGATTACTTGCAGTTTTTACTATACTATTGAAATCAAACCCTGTTGTAAAGTCGCTGAGATCTCTTATATCAATACCGTGAACTAAACCTGTTAAATCACCAGTAAAACTGTCAGACGAAATTGTTGATGCATTTGTAATTGTATTCTGATTTGCATCTAGATTTCCACCTAGTGTAGGGTTTAAATCTAATTGTACTAGATTGGTAGGATCTACATCAAAAAATATTTGTGTTCCTGTAACTCTTGTGTCAATATTTGTGCCACCATATAGATTCACACTGCTACTACCTTTTGTAAGAATGACAGTACCACTATCACTTACCATAAGCACTTGATCTAAAGCATTTGAAGTTAAGGTAATTTCTGTATCTGAGCTAGTCAAACTTATTCCCGAACCTACTAGGCTTTTGAATTGTAATTCATATCCTACTTTGTCTGAAAAAATTCCTGTACCACTACCTAAATTAACAGCATCTCCACTTTGCGCACTTGTTAACCTTGTATCTACATCTGTAAAATTTGCGTTTACTTTTGCAAATGCCTCACGGAGATCGTCACCTGTACCGTCGTTAGCAATATTACCTATATTAATTGTTTGTATTGTCATCTATATCTCCGTTATAAGTTTGCTAATACCCATGCCTTAAATGCTGCATAATCTCCAGCGCCATCTTGTAGTGCTGTTTTTAAATCTGCTATTTTTACATAACCAGGTATCTCACCATTTACACCATCTACTAATAGTGTTGAATCATCTGCAAACACACTGCCAATTACATCACCTGTAACATTACCTGTAACGCCTTCAGCTGCTACAATATTTCTGTTTGCATTGATTACTTGTCCGGCGCCTGCAGAAAGATCTAAATTTGCTGATGCAACAATTTGTATAGGACCCGGACCAGTAGAGCCACCATTTGAAATAGTTAAGTAACTGTCACTTGCTGCCATCCAGTTTATACTAGATATTGTTCCTGTAATAGTTCCACCTACTCCATCTACTAATAATGTTGAATCGTCTGCAAACACACTTCCTTTCACATCACCAATAAGTGAACCTGTAAGTGTATCACCTTGTTGGACAACATTTAAAGTCCCTGTCAATTCATCGAAATCAACTCGTTCATTTTTCCATATACCATCTACAAATTTAAGAACATCATTTGTTTTATCACCTGTAAATACAACATTGTTTAAATTGTCAATATTTTGATCTTGAAATTGTGCATCAAAACTAGCATCGATAGTTCCTGGTTCATATCTACCTAAGGTGCTATCATAAATTAGAATTTCACCGTTTGCTGGTGAAGTTGATCCT